AACTTGAAAAAATGAAAACACAATTAGGTAATATGCAGCCACAAGTTCCTATAATAAATCAAACATTTCAACAAACATCACCTAGTGTACTTAAATATGCTGATTCAATAGATGATGTAAATAAAGAAATGGTAATAGGAGATACACCATATTTTAGTAGAGATATGAGTGTAGTATGGATTAAAAACATTAAAAATGAAATAAAAACTTATGAATTAAAAGAAGTAGTATTGAAAGATGAAAAAGACTTAATGATAGAAAGTCTGCAACTTCAAATAAAGGAGATGATGGAAAATGCAAAATCCTCTAGCACAAATGATGTTGAATCAACTAAAGATGAGGAATCCACAAGCATATCAAATGGTAAACAAAGCAATAGAAAACAAAGGTAATCCTCAAGATATGCTAAAAGAAATAACTTCTAAATATGATGATAAGACTAAACAAGAATTTATAAGACAAGCACAGCAATTTGGATTTACAGAAGATTATATAAAACAAGTTATCAACATTTAATGTTTGATATAAAAGAAAGGAGGAAACTATGAATAATTCAACAGGAATTGTTCCGACTATGCCAATTGGTGGTAATGGATTTGGATTTGGTGGTGATGGACTATGGGCGCTATTAATCTTTGCTATGATATTCAACAATGGATTTGGTGGATGGGGAAATAATGGATTTAATAACCTAGCTACTCAAGACTTTGTATCAAGTGAATTTACACAAAGAGATATCAATAGTGGATTCCAAAATACTAACAACTTAATCTCTGGTGGATTTGCAGATTTATCAACTAATCTATGTAATGTAAGAAGTGATATTCTAACAGGAAATATGGGATTACAAAATTCAATTTTAAGTTCTAGTAATGCTGTATCAAGAGATATCTTATCTCAAACTAATGAATTAAACACTAACTTACTAACATCAGCTTTACAAAATCAAGCAAAGATGGATGAGTGTTGCTGCAATTTAAGAGCACAAGGAATTGAGAATACTCAAAAAATCCTAGATGTTCTTAACCAAAACACTATTGATGATTTAAGAAGTCAAGTAAATGATTTAAAGAACACTATAACTGCAAATGGAATTGGTGCAAGTATAGTAAGTCAAGTAAGACCATATCCAGTACCTAGTTATCTAGTATCTAGTCCATATCAATCACTATATAATGGATATTCTAACTGGTATGGGAACACAATTATTTAGTAAGAGGTCAATAGACTAACTCAATATGAGAACTTGCAAAGTAAAAGAGTAGACAAGTTCTACTCTTATTTTTATGAAAGGAGAAATAATATGATTCAAAGCACACAAGAACAAGAATTAGTATTAACTACTAATACAGCACCTATAACTTTTAGTGATACAGATTTAAGAACAAATAGTGCTAACTGCTTTAATGGATGGCTAAACCATAACGAAGGTGCAGCTACATTTAATATAGTTATGGGTGGATTATATGAAATAGGATTTGGTGCAAATGTTACTTCTGCAACTGCTGGTATAGTAGGATTTGGTATTTATGCTGATGGTGTAAAGCTAAATGGAACTGAAATGGATGAAGTAATAACTGCTGTTGGAGATTATCACAATATATCTACTTCTAAATTAGTAAGAGTATGTGGTAGAGGAAATGTAACAATTACTATCAATAGTGTACCAGCTATAGTATTTGATGGAACTTCAACAGATACTGAAATACCTATTGTTAAAAATGCAAACATTTATATTAAGAAATTAGCATGAATAATATAGATGGATTGTCTTTAATCTTGCAATTATTAAGTCTTGAGATTCTATTTAGAGATTATAACAATGTAGATTTAATGCAAGAATTACAGAATCAAGATGAAAAGTATTTAAAGAAAATAATAGAGCAAAATAAAGAAATAATTGAACTCTTGAAGAAAGGAGAACAAAATGGAAGAAAAAGTAATTGAAAAAACAGATGAACTTATAAAACAGATTCTAAATGAAGGTATAGGTAATGGAAATATAGAACATCTTTATAAGTTAAGTAAAATAAATCACATGGCAAAGGAGGATATGTGTATGAACTATGGTAATTATGGTAGACCAGGATATGATGCTTATGGAAACTATGGTCGTAGAGGATATGATATGAAATATCGTGGAGAAGAACAACTAGATAGATTAGCAGGAGATTATGGTAGATATATGGAAAGCAGAAGATATGGTGATGGTGAAGAAAGTGATAAATCATTTCATTATATGATTAAATCACTAGAAGGATTCATTAAAACTATAGGAGAAGAAGCTGAAACACAACAACAAAAACAAATGTTAAGAGAAGTATTACAAAGAAGTATGATGTAATATGTATAAGTTTTATAACAATAATTCATTAGGATTATTTGAAAATGATTGCACTATTCGTGCAATATCAACAGCAACAGGTAATACATGGGATGATACTTATAAGCATTTAAGTAATATAGCAAGGATAAATGGAACTATGATGGATGATAGAGAGTTTATCCAGGAATACTTAGATAAAAGATATCAAAGAATAGATGATATACCTAGATATGTTGGAGAAGTGGCTGGAACTTATCCAGATAATATACTACTAATAACAATGAGAGGACATATTACATGTTCTATGTATGGATGTGTAGTAGATAGCTTTGATTGTAGAGAAAGAGTAGCTGAATACTGCTGGATAGTAAAATGAGCCAAAAAGAGATAGAAACCTTCTTATACTTATGATATAAGGAGGTCTTTTAATATGAAGAAGTATTCAAAAGAGTGGTGGATTAAATGGATAAAAGCTGCTGGTATTCGTGCAATAAAAACAATAGCACAAACAGCAATAGCATCCATTGGAACTGCAACTTTATTTAATGAAGTAAATTGGATAATGATTCTAAGTGCTAGTGGACTTGCTGGTGTATTAAGTTTATTAACTAGCATAGCAGGATTACCAGAAGTAGAGGAGGATTAAATGGAAATATGGAAAGATATACCAGATTATGAAGGATTATATCAAGTGAGTTCTCAAGGAAGAATTAGAAATAACAAAAAAATAAGAAAATTAACTTTAAGAAAAGATGGCTATTTGCATATACCTTTATCAAAAAATGGTGTAACAAAATATTTTTTAATTCATCAGCTTGTTGCTAAAACATTTATTGATAATCCTCTAAACTATAAAGAAATAAATCATATTGACGAAAACAAAACTAATAACATCATTGAAAATTTAGAGTGGTGTTCTAGAAGTTATAACATAAATTATGGTTTAGGAAACATAAAAAGAGCAAAAACAGAAGGAAAGAAAATAAATCAATTTACAAAAGATGGTGCTTTTATTCAACAATGGGATACTATTAAACAAGCAAGTAAAGAATTGAATATTAAATTGCCACATATAATTAGAGTTCTTAAAGGAAGAAGAAAAAGCACAGGTGGATTTGTTTTTAAATATGTAATGGAGGTGTAAAAATGACAGAATATAGTATATATCCTTTTGAGAATATGAAAATTACTCAAAGACATGATGAAGGAAACCATTTAGCACATTGGTATCCTGCTGCTAATGTAAGTGATAAACCATGGGATGAAGCAGGTAAGGATAGTGGTAGAGAATATTTTGTTCCTCAAAATGACTTTAGAGTAGTAGAAGTATTAGGATTAGATACATCTAGCACAAAGGATACAACTAATAGTGTTAGATTAGAGAGTGTAAACAAATTAAAAATACCATATCAAGATGAACCTGTAATATTAGAACTAACATTAACTCACATGAACGAAGATAACCTAAGACAAGTGCATCAAGGACAAATAATCCATAAAGGAGAAAAAATACTTATGGAAGGAATAGATGGACTATCAACAGGTAATCATATTCACTTTACTGCTAATATAGGTAAATATTATGGATTCAAAAAGAATAGTAATAAGAAGTGGTGCTTTGTATATGATAAATCATTGATACCACCAGAAGCATTTTATGTAGATAAGAAATGCACAAATATAATAAATCCAAATGGATATACATTTAAGGAGGTGCCAGAAATGGAATATGTAGGAAATCCAGTTCCTAGAAACACAAAAGTAGACCAGATAGAAGTATTACCAACTACAACTAAGTTAAGAGCTAGAAAAGAACCAGGAACATCTGGAGAAGTAATAGGATACATCAATGTAGGATTCTATGATATAGAAGATACAGAAGGTGCTAAGGATGGATACGATTGGTATAAAGTTCAAGGTATGTGGATAGCATATAGTGATGAGTGGGAAAAGATTTATGATAAAGAAGAACCATCTAAAGAAGAAATCCAAAGAGAATATATGGCTAGAATATTAGAACACATGCCAGGATGGCTAGAGAGTGTAATAGAAAAGTAGGAAGGAATTAGGAAGGAATAATTCAATTTTTACAGGAATTGACAGCAAATGAGAGGAAATAAAAGCCAATGAAATCAACTGAAAGCAAATGATTGACATAAAGAATTAGTACCCCTCTCTCGCTACCAAATAAAAATAACCTTGATTTTTCAAGGTTTTTTTATTTTTTTACAAACTTTTTGTAT